CTGCTTCGTAACTCTTTTGCTAATCCCATGGTTTAATCCCCTTATACTTGTGCTTCGGTTACATCTCCACTGCACTGAATGGTAAAACTTGCTTCAACCATTCCATCAAATGCTCCACTGATAGAACGAGAAGTTACAATGCCACCGCCTGAAAAGAAAGTCTCGCCTGAACCAGTGCCAGTAGGATAGATTTCAAAATCTACAGAAGCACGTTCGTCAAGAATTAACTGCTGTGCGTCTGCCTCATCCCAATAAACATCAAGTGAAACTGTGTTGGTTTTTAAGCCTTGCTTGTAAGTTCTAGAAGAATCGCCCATTACTGAATCTTCAATGGTGTCTGCTGAACCGTCAAACGTGAAAGAACGTACCTCGCCTACCACGGCAACAGTCGTGCCTGAGACTTGTACTTTTACTACTCCAGATGCGCCTGTTTTAGTCGCCATGATATGTACCTTTTAAGTTAAGTTAAGTTGTGCCGCGAGTATACTGATATACTATACGGACTGTAATAATGACCCCACCAATGGGATCAATAGAACCTTCATCTATCTCAACATTGACTACCTGCGTATCTATGGCTTTACTGCCTCTAGTACGGTCAACGTCAAGACCCTCTTCAATCGCCTCGATTATGTTGTTTCTTGCACTGTCAATCGCAGAGCCTTTAACAAAACAAACCAAGTCATAATTAATTGTACCCATTCTCTGGGTTATCGATCCACCTATAGATGTATCTTCTCTGCTTTCATCAGCACTACGTACTAAGACGGCAGGGTATTGAGCGTTAGACAGCTTCTCAAAGTCGAACGGCTCACGAGTAGCATATTTTACAGCAACAGGGCTTTTAATGCCCTTCAGCGTAGTAACAATATTTTCAGCTATCTCTTCTCTTACACTCATTTCAAATTCCTAAAAAAGACCTGCCCTAATTGCTTTTCGTCTTTGCGGCTAAACCCAAAAAACGGTCTGCTCTTGTTATTCATTGCCGCCTTCTTCGATTCTGCGGCTCTACTAAAAAATATAACAGCTTGCTTACTGTTAGCTTTAGTAGTCATCGAGCCTAACATCTTACCTGTAAACTGTAGATCAGGTGTTGATCCTCTACCATTTTTGCTTCTAAATGCCGCATAAGTAGGGCTGTACTTCTTAAACCCACCGCCTTTGAATCCTTTTCCTTTGGCAGTCCTATTCTCAATAATACCTACGCCAGTTTGTGCTGTAATTGATAATGCTTTACGAACACTGCGTGATAATTCTTTTCCCTTCTTACCGATTCGCTTCGATACTTCCTTAGCATTTGTCTTAACGCTAAATTCCATTACCTGTCTAACCTTTGTCCTACAGGTTGCTTTTCATCTTCCTTAATAACGCCATCGCCATCTGCATCATAGTCAACGCCATCAGCCAATACAGCCTCTAACTCTTCACCGTATCGCGCCTTGTAGAAATCAATCATGCTTTGGAATCGATCACCCTCTACCCAGTTGGTTAACTGCGGTAAAGCATAACGCCATAATACTAGATAGGCACTTGCCATTGTAAACTGTGTTGAGGTGAGTTTGCTGTTGTCCATCTCACCTGCAATATTCTTTCGCGGCCACCATTTAATCCGTAACTCGCGCTGTATGTCCGACTGTGCTTTTGGGTGTTCCAATACAAAAGACTCGATACCTAGATCGAGAATGTCTGGAATTAACTTTAATAAATCTGCATCGCTTGAATATGCCATTACCATTTTACCTTATAAGAAAGCCCCCTCCGAAGAAGGGGCAGTCAGTCTTACAATGCGGAGTCAGATAGAATCTCAACACCGAATGCATCATCAAGTTCAGCAACGCCATATACAGCAGTAGCGTTTAACTCGAATGCGCGTAGTGACTCATCACGCTGAGGCGCAATGTTGAAGTCACGCTTCATAGCGATCATCAATGCTTCTGGAGCAAATACAGCACCTTTAGCATCGTCGTTACCGTCGATAGATACGTTAGCAGACTCATATACATTGATACCTGCGATAGTACCAACATAACCGTTACGCATTGCTTCGTTCTGCAAGTCGCCACCATTTGGGTTAGCAAAGGTGTTAGTTAGGTTAGCTTTCAACTGGTACGCTTGGAATGGGTGTACAACAGCATTGATAGTTCCAGTAACCTTGTTAGAACGCAAAGTAGCCGCGGCCTTAAATAGGTCAGCTACAGTGATTTCTGCTCCTGCGGTTCCGATAGAACCAGAGAAACCGTCAAACAAAGCAATAAGGTCAGTATCAATCTTAGTAGCGATAGCGTTACCAAGAACAGTACCTAACTCAACAGCAGGGTTGCCGTCACCGTAAGTAGCCATGTCAGTCAATAGAACCTGTGCGCCTACCTCTCCTACAGTTACAGAAACTGAAGAAGTAGAAACAGTAGTGCTAGTCATGTCAGTGCCTTCGGTCAAGTTTGCCGCGGCAATGGCAGGGTACTTAGGAACCTGAATGGTCTTTCCTGCTTGGGCTTGGATGTTGTACTGAGTAACGAGACCCATCATTAGGGACTGCTCTTCAGCAGTGAAACGTGCTTGTGCGACGATATTTACAAAGAGATCGTCAAGAGTTGTTGAAGTTGTTGCGGCCATGATTGTATCCTCAAAAAATTAAATAGTGGTTTGGTGGTTACTTTTTCTTCATAGAGGCAAATGCTTCTTTGCCGCCATTACTCCAGTTAGCAACCATATCTGCCACAGATTGAGGCTTCTGTGTAGAGCCACCAGTGTTACCCATCGAGCCTGTGCCACCTTGTGACGCTTTGACCATGTGTGGGTTTACTGTTAAAAATTCTGATACCATTTCATTAACTGATAGCAGATCACCGCTGTCATTGTATCGCGGTACACCGTTACCGTCTAGCACCTCAACCGTTCCATCATCTGATAGTCTGGTTTGGTCTTTCAATAACTGTGATACTTGATTTGGATTGACAGCGTTATTATTAGAAGCCGCACCAAGAATCGCTCCATCTACGAGCGTCTGTTGCAACTTGCTTTTGTAACTCTGTATTTCCATATCTTTCTTTTCGACCGTTTTCTTCAGGATAGAATCAAACTCGCCATGCTCCTTTTGTCGTTCCAGTTCTGCGGCTTCATGCTTTGCCATCAGTTCCTTTGCGTCATCCAGATCAATGCCTTGTATCTTCTTATCGAACTTTCTTTGCTCTCTTGCTACGCGATCCGCAACAATTCGATCTAGTTCGTCCTGAGTAAAGGTCTTGGTTTCCTGAGTTTCTACTGCCGCTGTCTCAGTATCAGCTTCTGATGCCATGATTTCATCGCTCATGTTACGAACCTCTTATAGAGTATTGGTGAATTAACATTGTAGCATATAATTATTTCTTGGTTTTTTTCTTCTTTTTGGGTCGTCCTACTTTACTACCGTATGTACCTTTACCTTGTGGCATGATTGTCTCCTTAGAATACAGCCCTAAACCTATGGCGGCAGTTATAGCCACCACGCACAATAAATGGATTACCATCTATCTTACCAGTCCAACTACCAGACCAGATTTCTTCAATTTCTTCTTTAGTATATGTCTTGCCTACGTGCTTTCCACAAAATGCTCTAGTGACCTCATCATCTGGCCCTTGATACTTAAACTCTTTAGCACCTGACTCTAAGGCAATCCTAGTGTTTACAGCCGCGTCAAACTGCATTAGGGAGTCGTGTAACTGCTGACTAGCATAACGCCCTAGATCACTGCCTACAGTGGCTCTAATCGTTGCTACGCTTGCGGCAAATGGTGTTCCTGTTAAGGTGCTTTCGTAGACCTCTTTAGCAATAACATCTAGGTACTGTTGTCCTAAATCCTCAAAGCCTTTAAAGGTTAGGCTCTGTAACTGCTGAATAATACTAGCATCTAGGTTAGCAATGTCACCGTACTGCCCTAGCATGGCAATAGCCTTAGCCGCTACGTCGTTATACTGTCGAACTAAGCCATCAACTACCGTTAGGTATTCTTGCTCTATAGCCTCACGCAGAACAACCCTAGCCTGTACAGCCCACTCTAGGTCAAACAACTCGCCATCTCTTAGCGGTGCAGTAGCCATGATGTCAGCTATACGATTCTCTAGCTTAACTAACGCGCTTGCTAACTTTGCCTGATGGGTTTCAGCAAGCCTAATCAGTTCACGCAACTGATCAATATCTGCGGCCATTAGAACTGTCCTATGTCGCTACCAGTGCTTTCCTCTTTAGCGGCCAAGAGTTCATCGCCACCTTCAACATCATCAAGACCAATCTTCTCTCTAACCTCGTTAGGAGTGACCAAACCTGCGTCAATGTGGTAGCTGTATATCTGAGTCTTGTCAGAGAAGTCACCAAGTACAGAAGCAGTCTCTTCAATCTCTACATGAACCTTAGCTAAAGCCTCATCATCAAGGATTAGATCAGCGATCTTTTTGTCTATCTCCATAGATAGGGTAGCTGATTTAACGCCAGTAGAACGCAACTGCTGAAGGAACATAAGTTCTTTATCGTAATCACGTAGGTCGAATGCATCTGGATAGAATATCTCTACATCAGGGGTAACGTCTTGCCAATCACAGAACAACAACCACAATTGCTCTTCAGCTAATTCTAGTAGATCAGCCTTTTCGGCTAATTTCGCATTGAGCATTTGGAATTCTGTCTGCATAGCCACGCCACTCATAGTCATAGCTTCTGTGCCACGTACAGCACCCATATGGCTCATGCGGTTAATAGCCTCTACCTTATCGGTTATAGATGCGCGTACAGCGTCTAGGTTCTGTCCACTAGGTTGTAGTTGGTAAGGCTTTAGGCTTGCGTCCATATCATCAGGTAGATTAATAACTGCACCTGCTCCTGCACTAGCGTCTGTTTGAAATGACTTAACTAGTGTGGGGTGATTGGATATTCGTATAAGCTGTTCTATCTCTGACAGTTCTTGGTAGATAGCGCGTTGCATATAGCTTGCATCTGCTATGTCGCTTAATCCTATACCTCTAGTAACGCTACGGTTAGCAGGTAGGAATACAGCAGGGATGCGACCCAGTACGTTGTTATCAACTTCTATCTGCTTATCAAGGTCGTTTACAGAATGCCATAACTCTACGCGGTCTTTGTACCATACGCGGTAGTATGTCTCTGTGGTCGTCTCATCTACACGTATAACAGACTCTCGAACCTTTAGGTAATCAAGTTCAAATCTACCACTAGGGGTTCTAACGTAGTTCCAATCTAAGACGTTCTCAGGGGTAAACATAGTCACATAAGGTCGGATGTCTTGGGCTAACTCTTCTGCCTTTGTACCTGCGTTAGATTTAGGCTTGTCCATCATTACCCAAACATGACCATAGACGCTTGCCCATATCTGGCACTCACGCATGAACGCGTTAAAGCTACGACCCTCAAGGTCACAGTCATCTAGGAACGGTTCTAAGGCGACATTGTTAGCCGCGCTGTTATATGCTCTAGTAGGTGGCACTCGCCATAGGAAGCTAGAATAGATATGCACGATGTTCTTAACGTGGTTATCTAGGGGTGTCAGATCAAGTCTGCGGTCGTAGTCATCACTGGTTTCTGATATATAGCGCGTTAGGTATGCGCCATTAAAGTAATCTTCTCCACCCAGATAAGAGCGAACATAGAACTCCCATCGGCTCTCGTATTTATCATAGTCAGGGTGTGTTGTATCTGCGTTCAATCTCATCAAGTCCACCTAGTAGGTTGTGGTGTGTTGTATTCTGTGCGAACAGGAAACAGGTATTCTACCAAGTAACCGAGGGCATCATTCATATGATCAAACCCATCCTTATTTGGTATGCTTGTACCTTCTTTGTATGTCTGCCTTTCCAAACTCTTAATAGTCTGCTTACACTTAGGGCTAACAAACAACTTACGTTCACCATTGCTACTTAGTAAACGGCTATTCACTGCATTTATTCTATCTCTAACCAGAGCATGGGACTTCTTGGCTTTCACCGCGAACCCTGCGTTCTGTAAGATCGACAAATCTGTACGACCACCTGCGCTTGTTTTGCGCTGTCTTGATGCGGGATCAGGATAAACAATTATATAACGGTTAGGGTAACGGTCTTTAATCTCCGTAACCATCTCGTCAGTATTAGACCCATACATGACAATCTCGTCAACGGCATACAGCATCTCGCCTCTACGTACACTGATTACGGCTGACATGGGATCTAAATTGAAATCCATACCAATATGCAAAGTACCTTCATCGCTACAATCAGCGACAGATAGTTCTCTACTAAACGCATAATATATCAAACCGCTGTAGGTAACAAACTCTGCACAGTATTCTTGATTAAAAGTACGCTCATCTAAGTCTATTTTAGCCGCTTCAACCTCTGATTCAGGAACATTACCGCCTTCGATTGTGGTGTATTGGAAGCTACTCCAATCGTTTTCTTTGTTTAAGCCAGATGCCCACAAGTCATAAAAGTGATTTCTGCCTTTAGGTGTCCCGATAAATAATGCTCTTGTTGGGTTGTCGTCGCTGTGCCTGTCAGATAGTGAGGGACGTATAACTTCATACCATGCCTCTGGCCGCATATCCGCGAACTCATCAAGGACAACAAAGTCTAATGCTCTACCTCTAAGGTTGTGAGGCTTCTCTGCACCTTTAAGGCTGATTGTTGAGCCATTAATTAGTTTTAAAGTTAGAGACGTTTCATTAGTCTTGGCTATATAGTCTTGGGGGATTGTGTCAATCAGCATAGACCAAGCAATCTCTTTAGCCGCTCCATAGGTCGGTGCTACATACCAACAGTTTCTATTCTTTCCACCAATGGCCGCTTTGAGTAATTCACCTGTTGAAAGAAAGGTCTTCCCGAATCTGCGACCTGCCACACATACGCGAAAGCGAGAGTTAGAACAAAATAT